TTTCCGCAAGATCCACCTCTACGGCTACGACAGCAGCGATCGGGACGGTGAGGGGCACGCATACGCCCAGACCGAGACCGACGCCGAACAGAAGCGCATCGACGTGACGGTGAACGGGCAGACGTTCCGCACCGGGATCGCGATGTATGCCCAGGCTGAGGCGTTCGAGGCGTGGGCTCGCCAGCTGGCCGAGGCCGGCGCGCTGATCACAGTCCATGGGGACGGCCTTCTCCCCGCAATCGCGCACGCAATGGAAGGTTCAACCCCAATCGAAGGAATTGCCGCATGACGACCTCTTCACGGCTTATGGCCGCTGGAATGCCACCGGGGCAGGCTGTCCAGATCGCTATGGAATCCACGCCCGCGGCCGGATTGGTCGGAACGGGCACCAACAAGGCGAGTGCAGTGCAGTTGATCGCCGGGGTAAACATCATCGCGACGATCGCCAGCGCTGGGGTGTCCTATTTCCAGCTTCCGGTGGCGGAAGCGGCTCCCTTGGTGGCCATTGAGAACCAGAGCGGCACCGCGGCGCTCGTTGTTGCAGCGGGCACCACTGACACGATCAATGCTCTCTCGGCCGGCGCCAGCTTCTCCGTTACCGGCAGCAAAAACTGCCTGTTCATTCCAGGCAAAAAGAACTCGGTGACGCCCAGCACGGGCCTCTGGGTTACGATTCTGAGCACATAGGAGCTACGATGTCAGGCACAGCCCAACGGCTCAGCAACGCGAGCTACACGCGTACGAACGGCGGTAGGCAGGGCGCGAATTTTCCCCGCTTCCACATGGAAGCAGTGGAAGATCCGTTGGCATCCGCTGCCGCTGGCCGACCGATCTATCGCGAGGAAGAGCGCGTAGAGATCATCATGCCAGGCAATCCGAATTCGCCTGTGTTCCGGGTGTCGGATGACCATCGGCAGGAATGGCCAGAGGCGTACGAGCGCTTCCGCAAAGGGCTGGAATTCTCGGTCGACGGTACGCCGATTGAGCAATGGAACATTCTCGGCCGCAAGCATGTCCTGGAATTGAAGGCGAAGGACATCCATACCGTCGAGCAGTGCGCAGCTCTGTCTGATCTTGCGGTCCAGCAAATCGGGATGGGTGGCCTCGAAATCCGCAAGCTCGCTGCGGCATATCTGGATGATGCTGAGGCCAGCAAAATCACTACGGAGGCGCTTGATCGCGCCACCCGCGCTGAATCGCAGCTTGGCGCGATGCAGATGCAGATGGACCAGATGCGCCAACAGATGGACGGCATGTTCAAGGAGCTGATGACGCTCAAGAACTCGCCTTCTGCGGTCGATTCCTATGTTCCTGGGGATCATGACCCGATGCAGCCGCATGTCGGGTTGCAGCGGGCGCCAGAGCCGATTGCTATGTCCTCGCTGGCTGAATTGGCGAAGCGTGGGCCTGGGCGCCCTCGGAAGGAGCCGGCGTAATGGCAAAACTCACCACCAAGGGCCGCAACGCTATCGCGGGCAAGAACTTCGCTGGGCCGGATCGGTCTTACCCAATTGAAAATGCTTCGCACGCACGCAATGCACTGGCCCGCGCCTCGCAGAACGCCAGTCCGGCCGTAAAGGCCGAGGTCCGCGAGAAGGTGGCGGCCAAATACCCCGGCATTCAACAGGCCGTCGAAAAGCGCGTCTCCGCACGCAACGACAAGAAGTAACCGATGGTCGCGCTGTTCCAGAACGCGCCGGTTGAGCAGGCGCCGCAGACGCTGCCCACCGCGCCACAAGGTTCGGCGCTGGCATCTGCGTTGATGCGACAGCCCGGTAATTTCCAGGCGCCGCAGTCGACGTGGGCGCAGATCCCGCTGGCCAGCCTCGCGAACATGATGCACGGCCAGCAGGGCGCGGCACCGCCTCAGACGGACGCATTCACAAACTCCGCGCTAGGGATCCAGCCCGGCGTCTCGCCCCCGCCGCAGCCAACGCTATCCGGCGACGGCAGCCAAGGCACGACAATGCCGGGTTATAGCGGCCAGCCGTCGCTCATGTCGGACGCGCTGCCGAACATGCCGGGCAATATGAGCATGGGTAATCCGAACGGCGCGTCCGTGTTCGGTGGCACTGCAACGCCGCCACAACCACAGGCGTTAGGCCCGCAGGTCGGCGGCGCATCCCCAGGAATGCCCACAGCTGGCACGCCAGGGTCATTGGGCATGCTGGGCACCCTCTACAGCGGCCTATTCGGCAGCCAGCCCGGATCGCCCTACGCAGCCTCTCCAGGCGCCATCGCGGGCAGCGCCGCCCCCTACTAACGCCCACACACAACGGAGGATGAAATGGCTCACACTTTCGAGGACGAGCAAGGTCGCGTCATGGTCGGCGAAGTCGCGGGTGGTCCTGGCGGTGGGCATACCAGCATGGCTACTCGTCCTGCCACGCACCACGAGGTCGGCAAGTTCCTGGAAGCCTCCATGGAAAAGGCTGACGCGGCTGTGAAGGCCGCCACGGCAGCCGCCGAGCGCTGGAAAGAGAGGCACACGAAGCACCACGCCGCAGCGCAGGCAGAGGCTGCCGCGGCGGCTAAGGCAGATGCTGCGGCGAAGGCGGAAGACAAGGCCGAGGCTTCGGCAGAGGCGAAGGCCGAGGGCGACGCGAAGCCGGTTGATCCCGGCGTGATGCCTCACACTGCGCCATCAGCAGCGGCCGCGGCGGCAGACGCCAGGGCCGCACCAATGGTGCCCAACCCGGCAGTCCATCCCGCCGAGTAATGCGCCAGTGACTTTGCTCAGCATCTGCGAAGCCGTCTGTAACGCTGGGCAAGTCGCAGCACCGACCTCAATCATCGGCAACACCGACGAGACTGCAAAATTCCTGCTCGCCCTATCCAACCGCAGCGGCCAAGCCATAGCGCGACGGCCGCAGGGCGGTTGGGTTTCGATGATCAGGGAATACGACTTCGTCACGCAAGCCGTGCTGCAGCAGAGCGGGACGATCACCAACAGCGCCGGCCTGGGGCTGATCAGCGGCATTTCTGGTGCGATCACTGGGGGCGCGAACCCGGGAACGGTAACCCCCGGCAACTGGATCGCCTCCGGAACTGGCGTACCGAACAACGCCATCGTGAAGGCTATTACGCAAACTAGCGTCGGGCCGCCGGCGATCTACTCCATCGCGTTCAATCAGCCGGCGACGCAGACGGGGGCGGGTCAATTCACCTTCGGGCAGTCAGACTATCAGTTGCCATTCGACTTCGTGCGGCCGGTCGATGACACATTCTGGGACCGGTCGCGCTTCTGGTCGATGCGCGGGCCGCAGTCCCCACAGCAATGGCAGCTCTACAAGTCCTCGGTCATCGGCCGCGCTTCGATCCAGCGGCGGTTTCGGTTCCGGTCGATCCGGCAGCTTGTGCAGCCTTACCTTTACGACGACTTCGGTAACATCATCTTCGACGATATGGGCAACCCGGAGTTTTCCTCTGGGCAGGCGGTTCTGCAGAACATCACGATGCTGAGTATTGACCCAGTGCCGTTCGATAATGGGTCGTCATTGGTGTTCGAGTACGTGTCAAGCGGGTGGTGCCAGTCCGAACTCGGCACGCCGCAGACATCCTGGCAGGCGGACACGGATGTCGGCGTGGTCGACGAGTTCCTGCTCGAGCTCGACTTGCAATGGCGCATGCTGCGGCGGCTTGGCCTTTCCTATAACGAGGAATTGGACGAGTTCGAGTGGCAGATCAGCAAGGCTCTCGGCCCGGATGGAGGGGCGGCTATTCTTGATCTGACGCCGAATAATCAGTTGTCGCTGCTAGGCCCTGCAAATTTACCCGAGACAGGCTTTGGAGGGCGTCCGTCCTAATGTCGCGCTGGCAACCTGAAACGATCGCCGAGAGATTTGAGGCCAGGTATATCCCCGAGCCAAACTCCGGGTGTTGGCTTTGGACCGGGGATGTCGAGGGTGGTGGTTACGGGCAATTTATGCTGCGAAAAATCAAGACGGGCGGCAAGTGGCGTAAGCTACGGGTGAAGGCCCACAGACTTTCATGGGAGTTGCATAGGGGCGAGATCCCGGCTGATACGGAAGTGTGTCACACCTGCGACATGCCGCCATGCGTGAATCCAGATCACCTGTTTCTTGGAACGCATCAGGAGAATATGCAGGACCGCAACGACAAAGGAAGGTTGGCGGAAGGCGAGCGTTCACCATTTGCGAAGATCACTGCCGCGGACGTTGAAGAGATCCGCGTAGCGAAAGGGACGCTTGCCGCCATCGGTGAGCGATATGGCATATCATTTCAAACGGTGTGGGAAATCCGGAAGCGGCTTATCTGGAAAAGCGTCCCGTGATCCGGCGCCTTCTCCTAGCGATCGTCCTTTGCGCATTCGCCGCGACTGCCAACGCAACCTGCACCAATTCACAGAACCCGATCCACCCCGGGCTGTCAGGGGCACCATTCACTTGCGACGCTGGCTCGACGCCGCAATCAACCGATATCGTCCAGGGGGGCGCAGTAGCTACCGGCAGCACCGTCGGATGGACCTGGGCACAGATATTCGCGGCGTTTGGTGGCGGGGGAGGCGGAACGCCTGGCGGTAATCCTCAAACCATCCAGTTTAACAACTTCTCAGCATTTGGTGGCGATACGACTCTTACATTCAATCCGTCGACGAAGGTTGTCGGCGCATCATCGGTGAATTTGGGCACTGCGCTAGGAACGCCAGCGCTCAGAACGCTCGGTCTCCCTTTTCTGACGCTCGTGACCGGCAGCGTCGGAACACAAATGTTCCTCGGCTACAATTCCGGGCTGAATTTCACGCCCGGCAGCAATACCGACAACCTGTTCATCGGCGACAGCTCGGGAGGATCAGGACAGAACGGCGGTGCGGGTGGAACTGGCCTGACCGGAACGGAGAACACCCTCGTCGGCTGGCATGCCGGAACGCAGATGACGAGCGGCGGCTTCAACGCCGGCATTGGCG